ACACCAGGTCAAAATTGAACGGCATGGTGATATGATCTACTGGTTTGACAAAGATGATGATCAGTTTATTGCACAAGGCAAAAACACAGAAGAAATTGTTGCAGTACTAAAAGACCGCTTCAAAGACCATATTTTTGTGCTGGATGACAAGTACTTGATGGCAGGACCCGAATTTGAAATGGTAGACATGAGTGTGGCAAATTTGCAAAAAATCAAGATTTGATGTTGGACCAAAACAGTATTCAAACACAGTTAATTGCATGGATGCAGGAGTTTGTAGAGACTCCTAATTCTGCTTTGGGTGCCTGGGCACCTTGTCCCTATGCTCGTGCCGCAAGAATAAACAATCAAATTGAAATCTTGTTCAGCGAGCCCAGTGATCTGTATGTAGACGTCATGGCCAGTGTGGCCTGCTTGGAACACAAGGAGGTAGTGGTGATTTGTTTTGATCATCACCAACTTGGTGCAGTTGAGTTACAAGAATTGGTACAAAATATCAATCAAAATTTGATGCCTAACAACTATGTGATACTGGAAGATCACCCCGATGCACCCGAATATGTTTCAGGTGTTCGTATGAATTTTGGGGCATGTGGATTATTAATTGTGCAGAAACTAGACCGGTTAAATACTGCATCGGCACAATTAAAACAAAAAGGTTATTATGATCATTGGAACAAAGAGGCCATTGATGCAGTAGTGACCTGGAGAAATCAATGAAATTTGCAAGAATCGATTTATCTAAAACTCACTACTCAACAGTTGATAATTTCCAGTATATAACCGATCCTGATCGTGACGAGTTGAACCGGATCTATACTGAATACTGTAGGTATAAACAATTTGATAGTGTAATGCCATTGTTCATTGACCGCACAATGGAAATAATTGGCTACTACGATGTTGGTCTCATTGGTTTCAGTCTAATCAGATGCTGGGATGAAGAAAATGTAGAGACCATACAATTTGCGTGGGATTACCAAAATCCCCGACATAGACTGGGCATTGTTAGCCTAGAAAATGAGTGTGCTGTTTATAAAGCACGTGGATACAGATATTTGTACCTTGGTGAGGATGCAGAATACAAACGCCATTTTGATGGCTACGAAATATTAGGAAAAATATAATGTATAGTGTTTATCAGCATTGGGATCCGCTGAAAGTTTGTCTTGTGGGTCGCAGTTACAGTCCAGAATTTTACAGTTTTATTACCAATATTCGTGTACGTAAAGTACTAGAAAGAATTGCACAAGAAACTGAAGAAGATTATCAGAAGTTGATCAAGTTATTGGAGTCTTTTGGGGTGAAAGTGTGGAGACCTGACCTCACTGATAATTATACTGACTATCTAGACAAAGATGGCAAAATTAAACCTCCGCCTATGACTCCAAGAGATTATTCAGCCATGATTGGATCCACATTTTATGTCAATGGTCGTAATGTAAATTTGCAACAACAATGGGATCGGTGGAAGGGTTCCAGCTGGCCCGATTCCCCACCTGATTCAGTCGATCAATTCCAAGCACTGCCTGATCAGTTTCAAAAAGAATTGTTGTCCTTGGATAAAAATTTCTTAGAAATATTTTTAGAAAAAATGCCTTGGGTCAACATTGTTGAAAAAATCAAAAGCACCAATCCGGTGATTGAAAATCAAAATATCAATTCTGCAGAAATTACTCGTGTTGGCCGAGATTTATATTTTGGAACACATCGCGACATACGCGAGCCCGGAGAACAAAATGTGCTTAGAATCAAATACAGCACCATGTTTCCTGATTACCGATGTCATGTGATCAATACTGCAGGGCATGCAGATGGTACATATTGCCCAGTAAAACCTGGGTTGATTGTGAGTCTTAAAGATATTCCCACTTATGCCAAAACTTTCCCTGGATGGGAAGTTGTGTACTTGCCAGGGCAGAGTTGGGATAAAGTTCGACCTTTTTTGCAACTCAAAGAAAAAAATCGTGGCAAATGGTGGGTTCCTGGCGAAGAGCTGAATAATGACTTCACTGATTTTGTAGAAAGTTGGCTATCTCACTGGGTTGGATATGTAGAAGAAACAGTGTTTGATGTCAACATGTTGGTCATTGACGAGAAGAATGTAGTATGCAACAATTACAACAAACAAGTATTTGCAGCCTTTGAGCGTCATGGCGTTACTCCACACATTGTAAATTTTAGACACAGATATTTTTGGGACGGGGGGCTACATTGTTGTACCTCTGACATACACAGAGAAGGTGTTAGAAAAGATTACTTTCCAGAAAGAGCATAATGGACATATATCATATTTGGGCAGACAAGGAAGGTGACATTAGTGACCTAGATTGGGTCAATAATATGCGTGGGTTTTTAGATCATTTGGTCACAGAAAATCGAATGCAGTCATATCGTATCACACGATGCAAAATGGGATTCCGTAGCATGGATATACCTGAGTGGCACATCATGATGGAATTTACAGACATGGCACAAATGGACTCAGCATTCAAACGTGTAGCCCCTTTAGAGGGCAAATTGGAGCAAAAACACCAGAGTTTTAACCAATTTGTTGCAGGAAACATACAGCATGCTCTTTACAGAGATTGGCCAGATGTGTTATAATATAGTTATATTCAACTACGGTAATACTTTATTATGACAATGCATCTTGAAGGTCCTTGGCTATCAACTACTGGCAAAAAACGTGGCAAAATCAAGTTCAAAAGTGCTGAAGCAAAGCGCGAACACAAGCGTCTGGCACAAGAATGGCAAGACCTGCTCAAACGCCAAGGTGTAGAGGCTGATGCAAAAAAACGCAGTCGAGCCATGAAAGCTGAACCTTTGGTGTACAAATTGTCTACTCCTGCTGGACGTAGCACTGGCCACAATATTCCTAGTCTCAATTCAGGCGCAGGTGTTGCTGCGTTGGCTCCGGCAAAAATGTATACTGGCAACGAAATGATTGGGGTTGGGCAACTTCATAAATCCAATGCCATTCCTATTTTTAGGAAAGAAGATGCCCAGGACTTGGCCAAGATGCGCAGATAATACACTGGTAATAATATGATAGGTATAAATAAAGTATGAAAAGATTTTATCCAACATACCTATATATTAAAACTCATAATACAACAGGTCTAAAATACTTTGGAAAAACCACCAAAGATCCGTTTAAATACAGAGGGTCCGGAAAATACTGGCTTGCGCACATTAGAAAATACGGCAATGATGTTACCACTGAAATTTTAGGATATTTTAAAAATGAACTAGAATGTACAACAACAGCCCTAAATTTCTCACATGACAATCGTATAGTTGAATCTGCAGAGTGGGCAAATATAATAAACGAGAATGGCATAGACGGTGGTGCAATACCACGAGAGTATAATTCTACATCCAACGAAACAAAGAAAAAAATATCTACTGCACTAACTGGAAGATTAGCATGGAACAAAGGACTAAGCAATGTAACTCCGGGCAATACTACCCCAAGGACAGATGTACAAAAACTAAAAATTAGCAATAGTTTAAAAGGAAGAAGAAGATCGGCCGAATCTATATTAAAGACTGCTAACGCATTACGCGGAAGGAAAAGACCAGAAGTAAGTAAAAAATTGCAAGGTAGAAAAAGGTCCGCCGAAACAATACAAAAAATGAAATTAGCACAGCAAAATAAAGGCCCACTTAGCGAATCTACAAAAGAAAAAATACGTCAGGCTAGAAAACTACAAGTATTCTCAGATAAAACTAAAGAAAAATTAAAGAGTAAAATAGTGTGTATCAACCCAGAAGGGGCAATTAGTAAAATAGACAAAGAAATATTTTACTCACAAATTGGAACAAACGAAACAAAAACATGGGTTTTTCACAATTCAGTTGAAGGAAAAAAACGGAAAATGAAACGGTAATATGAGTAAAGAAGATTTAATACGAATGGCAGGCCGCGTGGAAGAAGTCCTGCCTAATGCAATGTTTAGAATTGTATTGGAAAATGATCACAGGATAATGGCCACTATTGGTGGTAAACTTAGACAGAATAATATACGCATATTATTAGGTGATACGGTAGAAGTTGAAATGAGTCCGTACGATATGAATCGTGGGCGTGTGGTGTATCGTACTAAATAACAGTATGAACGACATTAGACAAACACTGGATCTACTGGAAGCAAAAAATAAAGTAGAGTTGGAGCAGATTAAACTGCCGTATGCCAAAGGCGGTCTTTCGCCAGTAATGAGTCAAGCTACTATCGACCTACATTACGGTAAGCTGTACAAAGGATACGTAGATCGTTATAATAAAGGAGAAGGCGATCCTGCATTTAACGAAGCTGGGGCATATTTGCACAGTATTTGGTTTAGTCAATTCCGCGGTCCCGGAACACAACAACCTACTGGTGCAATACTTGCGGTAATAACACGTAATCATAAAAGTTTCACTGACTTCAAAGACAAGTTTAAAGAACAAGCAATGAAGTTACAAGGAAGCAATTGGATTTATCTTAGTAAAAATGGACAAATAAAAACTATTCATAATCATGCAAAACGTACAGACATTGCTCTACTAGTAGATTGGTGGGAACATGCTTGGACTACTGATTATGGGTCAAACAAAGAAAAATATTTAGACAATATTTGGCGTATCATTGACTGGAACGCCATCAACCGAAGACTGTAAACTTAAAATAAACATATATGAATCAAGTGGATGTAGTCATATGTTCCCTTCCGTCGTTGCATCTAGATCATCCCCCAGGTGCGCCGGCATTATTACAATCTGCTTTAGAATCTGCAGGAGTATCGGCACAGTCGTTGGATCTAAGTATAAGTTTCTTTGCTGAACAATGCGAAAAAAGCATTAATCAATATCATATATTGTCAGCAATTTTTAGACCCACAAACGAATATATACCTCAAGAATCCACAGCCGCTGCACAGTTATGGATTGATAGTTCTATTGATAAATTAAAAAATATAAATCCTAAAATAATAGGACTTAGTGTTTTTACAAATTTTCAACATAATGCCGCGGTATTTTTAGCTCGAGCCATTCGGCAACATTTGCCCAATGTCGTAATTGTACTTGGAGGGTGGGGGTTAACCGTCAATTGCGATAGTCTTGCCGGGCAAAAAAATATCAAGAAATTTGACTTGCTAAAGCCTTTTCATCAGTATATGCGAGAACAAAAACTTGCAGATGAAATTATTTTCTCTAATGATAATCCATTGGCTCGTTTTACTGTATTTGTAACTAAAGAACTAAAAAGAGCTTATCCTAGTATTTTGTACAACGTGCTCGAAGACAAGACAATTTACAATTCCCCAATACCAAATTACAATGACTACGATTTATCTAGTTATGTATGGAATGGCGCTAGATCACTACCAGTTACTGGAAGCCTTGGGTGTGTGCGCAATTGTACTTTTTGTGACATCCCTGGGCAATTCGGAAGATTTAAATATCGAACGGGCGAAGACATAGCGCAAGAAATAATTGCTCTTAAAGAAAAATATAATATCAATACATTTGAATTTACTGACAGTCTTGTAAATGGCTCGTTAAAAGCCTTTAAAGAATGGATGACAATCGTAGCCGATTATAATGATAGTAATAAGGATGAGGATAAAATAGAGTGGTTCGGGCAATACATTTGTAGACCGCAAAGTCAAATTCCGCAAGATATATACAGTCTAATGAAACGTAGTAGTGTTACAAATTTGGTCATTGGTGTTGAAAGTGGTAGTAATCAAGTACTTGAAGCAATGAAGAAAAAAATGACTGTTGAAGATGTTTATGATGAATTAGAAAAATTTGAGCAATACGGGATAAAAACAACGTTGTTAATGTTGTCGGGATTTTATAATGAAACTTATGAAAGATTTTTGGAATCGTTAAAATTTATTGTAAAATGTAGCCATTATGTTGCCAATGGCACTATAACAAATTTTGGAGTTGGGCCGCCATTATTTATTAATGATCAAATGTATCTTGGCGAGGAAGCCGACAAGCTAGGCATTATAATTGATCCTTATGATCAAAACAATTGGAGTTTAGTAAACGACAGTGAGAATAATTATGTTGAGCGAGCACGTAGAAGACTGATAACGCAAGTGTTAATAAACAAACTGGGAATACCAACCCCAGAACAAAATATCTCTAATGTTTATCAAATGTTGCAAAAACTCAAAAACCATAAACAAGAATTGCATGAGTAAACTAGATTTTTTAATTCCTCCTAGTATTCTAAGTCTAATTGATGAAGACAAATTAGAACTAGAAATATCATTATCAGCAACCTCGGCTCGCGGAGTTTGGCCTAGAGCAAGGATTTGGCTCGATGACGTGATTATAGAAGATCAGCAAATAAATAAACATGCAACTATAAATTACAAATTACCAAAAAAATTAAACGACACAGTAGTATTAAAAATAGAATACTTAGACAAAACTAATGACCATACAGTTGTTGATGAATCAGGGCAGATAATCGAAAATCAATCACTTAACATTGACTCATTGTTTATAAATAATATTGATGTTGTAAAAACTCAAATTATATATAATTTAGGCGCATATACAAAAATATTGTCAGAAAGTACTTTACAATATTTTCAAGATCACGGAATAGATTATGGACCAAGTCATAGCTTAACTATGACTGAAAATGGATCATGGGATATAAATTTAACATTCCCAGTGAATAAACAAATCATTGAATTAACTACTATTAGAAAAAAACATGAGTTGTTATTAGATGACGACATACTATCAGAAATTAATGATACTATAAATCAAATTCGTAACTTACAATAACGATGTATCAACCAAAAAAATATTTAAACAACATTTGGCGTATTATTAATAAACCGCCCTTAACCAAAGACATTGTAGCAGATAGCGATAATGTGCCAGACTTAGAGTATTGGAAGACGCTGAATGCTGATCTTGCCAAAACTTATATCAAAATATCAAGGCAAATTCCGCCCTTGCCTGATGCTGATTCTCAAAATCCAGTAAAAAACACAAGAGTGGGCGATAAAAGGAATTTACTTAAATGATTACATTAACAGAAAACGCAACTACAAAACTACAAGAAATTATTGCCGAAGAAGGCAATCCAACACTTAAACTACGTGTGTTTGTACAAGGCGGTGGATGTTCAGGCATGCAATACGGATTCACGTTTGATGAAGTTATTAACGAGGACGATTGGACTTTGGAATTCGGTGGAGTGCCAGTGTTAGTAGATTCAATGAGCGGTCAATATCTACAAGGTGCCACCATTGATTTTAAAGACGATTTAATGGGTGCAGCATTTAGCATTAACAATCCCAACGCACAAACAACCTGTGGGTGTGGTAGCAGTTTCAGCCCAAATTAACTGCATATATAATTCTTCCAAAACCCTGCTTTAGCTAAATCCGCTAAATAAGCTATATAGAGGATTATAGCTATGGCTTCATGGAATGGGTCAACTGGATATTTAGGTATCGGCATTGGTACATTACCCAATGACGGTACCGGAGATAACATTCGAGATGCGTTTATCAAAGTTGATAATAATTTTAGTAATATTTCATCGTACTTATCAAGCACGTCATTTGATTTTTTAAATGCAAATATTCAACAAAATTTAATAACTAATTACGTAACTGCATCAAATTTATCTGTAACTAATACAACCGGAACAACTGCAACATTTGCTGGCAATGTAACTGCTAATGTAGTAATTGCAAATAACGCATTAATCAGCAACAATGTAACTAATTTAATTGGTAATACCACTGTTGGTAATATTGTAGTAAGTGGCACCATGT